AGCCAACAGTCAAAATATCGCAGTTAGTCAATGCGCGAATTTTACCGCTTGCAAAATCTTTCAAGATTGTATCGCGTTGCGAACTTTGCCCTGTTAATGACGCAGCGCTGATTCCTTTCGCTAATAACATATCACGCACGTTTTCAGCGTGTTTCACACCGCTACAAAAGAATAACCAATGCTTATAATTGCTTGCAATTTGCATCACTTCGTCAACTACGTGCGCGTTAATGTCGTGCGTGTCGACTGCTGCTTGCAATTCGCTTTCGATATAATCACCGCCTCGCTTATGCACACCTTTCGTTATCAATCGTTCTTTTGTCACTTTTGATCGTAAAGGCGCTAAGTATTTGAGATTGATTAGCTCTTGTATGCTAGTCGGTTCGATAATCTCGTCAAATATTGCTGGCTTATCAGTGATCATGCCGTGCCCAAGTCTGAACGGTGTCGCAGTAAAGCCAATCACGCGCATATTAGGGTTTATTTCTGTTAGCTTTGCAATCAGCGTTCTATAACCGCCTTCTTCTTTGTGGCTAATCTCGTCACATTCGTCAACTATACACAAATCAATATGACCTATCTCGCTTGCACGATTACGCACTGATTGAATGCCTGCAAATGTAATTTTATCAATATCACGCCTATTTAATGACGCGCTATAAATTCCTAGCGGTGCGTTAGGCCATACTGTACGCATTTTTGCTGCGTTTTGTGCAATAAGCTCTTTGCTACTTACAAGCATCAAAATTCGTGTATTTCGCCATGATTCAATTGCCTCTTTGCACAAAGTAGCAATTACAACACTTTTACCAGCGCCTGTCGGTAAACATACGACAGGATTACCAGTTTCGTTTTTAGCGAACCAATCATATAGCATCGTGATTGCTTTGCGTTGATACTGTCTTAATTGCATCATCCAATCACTTTCGCGCCCATTTCTTCGCGCAGTGTTTTAATAAAATCATCTGGTTCAGCACAGTGGGCAGGATTAGCTAAAATCTCTTTTGAAGAAAAACCATCATTACCATTTAGCACTGCTTTACCGTTAATAATATAAATCGCGTGCCATTCTTGTTCAGCAGCTTGTAATTCATAAGGAACGAGTTCAGGGTGCAATACATGATAATTACAGCCTTCAAGTTGCGCCTCTTTAGGTATTGTCGCATCCCATTTCGCGCAATGCCAATTGCTATCATTTTTAGGTGTAACATGAGCGCAAGTGCGACAATGTGCGCGTTCAATAGGCTGTTTTTCATGACAAAAGCCGTGAAAGTCGCACATTTTGCATTGATACCATGTGGGCGATGTGCTAATACCTTGCGGTAAATGCTCGCTCAAAGCAATGCGATGCCCGCGCTCGATATAAGTATTTGCGACTTCTTTATCAAAATGCACCCATTCATCATAAATTTCGTCATTGTCTTTGCAAACTGCAAAATATAAAGCGCGGTCTAACTTCTCAGCGCTCATATACAATTGCATTTGTACGTAGTGCTGAAATTTTGATTCTTTTACACCTTTTTCTTTAACTTCATTAAATGATTTAATTGAGTGCGTTTTAATCTCTAAAATCGCTTTTGATTTTGGTGCGTGAGGTAACCCTTCCATAATAATGCCATCAATCGAACCGCTTAAGTGACAATCTAAATGTACGCGCTTTTGATTCCTACCTGTGTTTTGCACATCGACACCGATTGCGCGTAGATCGCTAATCACGATATCTTCTTCATTCTGCCCTCGTCTGAACACGCGCAAAATTCTACCTTTGAATTTGCTGTTAAATGCTTTACGAAAGTTGAGCCATATCTTACGCTCGCACTCTTCACCTATCTCGCTACAGCCTAGATGATAGCGCTCAGTTTCTTTTCTGCTTTCGTGCCATTCATCTATTAGCTTTTGAATTGTGATTGTAGGTTCTGGTATTTTAGCCATGATTTTGCCCTCATGTTTTTTTAAAAAAATTGGTTTATTTAATTGTGTGCTTAATTTTAGTTGCCTCACCTCCAGCTAAACTTGCTGATTTTAATTGAGCTTTACCTTCTGGTGTTTGCATTCTTTTTTTTGCAGATTGACGCATTCTCTCTAATGTTTCTTCAGAATATTTCTTGCCTTTATGTGATTTTGACATTTTTAATTTTGTCTCATCTGTATGTTTTTTTCCTATATTTATATCTCTTATTTTTTTCTTTGTTTTTTCGCTTAACTTTTTTCCTGTTAATGCAAGAGATATTTTTTTATTTACTTCTTCTGTTCTTAATTTTGCCAAATCTGATGCTTGTTTTCTTTGTTTTGGATCTTGGTATCTTTTTTTCGCTGATTCACTAATTTTTTTTGCAACATTAAAATTAAGAGATGGCGATTTTTGACCTCCTTCTAAAATATTGTAGCCATTTGGGCATATTGTGTTTTGTTTTTTAATTTCTTTAATTTCTTCAATATATAAAGCATCATTATCAATAAAATACAACTCTAAAATTTCTGGATCTCCATATTTTCTCCAAGCTTGATGAACGGGCAAATTGCTACCATTTTTTACTTTATACTTATGCTGAGAAATTCTTTGAGTTAGTGTGCTTTTTTCAGTAACTCCAATATATTTTTTACCACTTGCAAAAGTTAATTGATACAAAATGCCCATATATTCTCCTTTATTTATTTAGCAGCCCATGGCGGTGCGCTAGACTTGGCATTAGGCAACTGAGTTACTTCAGATTTTAAACCTTCACTATTTGATAGTGATTTAAAAGCTCTAACATCATTGCTATCGCCATAAGTTTCAGATTTATTTATTGAAACTTTAATCATAACTTCAGCAGAAATTAATTGATCTGTATCTTCTAATTTAGATAAACCAATAGATCTCATTAACTGACCTAATGCTATTCTACCAATTTCTTCAGCCTTTGTGTTTGGATTTCTAATATTAATATTTCCAAAAACAACTCTTCCTGTATGCGTTGGAGATAAAATATCATACCTAATTGCAATAAATTGCCCATTTCCTGCCTTTGTTGCTTTAATCTCGGCATTAACAATTTTTGCTTTATACCAACCCTCAGGAATTGGGCTAAAGTCTTGGCTAGCTGGTAGTTCTTGCTCGTTAAATGATTGTCCTAAAAATGCCATTATTACTCTCCTTTAGTGATTTGAAATGAAGCGCGAGAAGGCTTCGTAGTTACTGCTTTGCTTAAAATATCTGTTATAGATTTGTCACAGGCTTTCCAATCTTTCATTGAAATTTCGGGTTTCCATCTAAACAAATGATGTAAGTGCGAGCTTAGACCGTGTTCTGCTGCTACATCCTGCAATAGCTCAGAGTCAATGCTTGTATTAAGTCTACCTGTAATTTTGATTTTAAAATCGTTAATATCGACTGATTCAGTGCCATTAAACGATTCTTTAATGTCAAGAATCTTGCAGATTTTATCTTCAATCTCGCGCCTTAATTCGACTGCTAAACGCTCTTGCTCTTTGTACTCTAGCCACATTTGACTGAGTTGATGTAGATTGTCCATTATTTGGCCTCGCTTGCAAATTTAGAAATATTTGCAGATAAAGCTTCCCACATCACACCTTCTTTGCACTCAATGCTTTCAGGCAATCTATATCTATTTTTTGCTAAATGTGTAGGCGATTCCGTTGTAAATAAAAATCTTTGCCCGTTAGTAATGCCGCGTGATTTTTCTTTGTTGAAACCGATGTCCTCTTTTTTGACAAATGTCTTATAATTGAAAAATAAGAAACAATCACACCACTCGCGAATTAAACCGCTTGTTTTATGATTTAATTTCGGCTGGTATCGGTCGTAAGAATCACACTCCGGCGCGTCATATCTTTTAACTTCGGAATGACCTATTAAAATTACAATCATGCCTTTGTCATTTCTTAATGCGTCAAATGCTTGTAAAACTTCAAGCCATTCGTTATTTAAATACATCGAGCCTTTGCCATAACTTAGCTCTTTTTCTGTATATTTGTTGCTTATTTCATTTATTAGAACATCTTCAAGCCAATCAGCAGAATCTAAAACAACCGTGTTAAAGTCGTGTTTTTCATTATACAAAAATGAAATATACTCAAATAATTGCTCTTTTGTTTTTACAATATCAGGAAATCTAGCAACGCCAATTTCCTCTGCCCCATCCTCTACACAAATAAAAATAGGATTAGGCGCTTCACTGCCGAATGTTGATTTACCAATACCATTAGTACCATACAAAAAAATGCGCGGCGGCCTAATGTTTTTGCCCTTCTTAATACTGCTAATGTTGATAGCCATAATATATATGCCCTCATGTTTAGTTTCGCTCTGCATCATGCAACTTGAAACAATAGATTGCATTTTATTTCAAATAATTTTAGAATGCAATACATGAAGTACAAATATTTTTAAAGGGCAATTAATGAATAAAAATTTAGAAGTGGCGCTGCAATATGCGTCATGGGGTTGGCACGTTTTACCAGTTCAATCGAATAGCAAAGTTCCTGACTGTCATAAAGGTGTGCATGAAGCAACAAATGACATCAACAAGATTACAGCATGGTTCGCAAATAATCCTGATTTAAACGTAGGTGTAGCAGCTGGTAAAATTTCAAATATTATTGTGTTTGACATCGACCCGCGCAATGGCGGTGAAGAATCATTCGCGCAATGGTGCAAAGAGTATGGTGTAGTACCTGATGGTGTTATGCAACTCACTGCCGGAGGCGGGTATCATCACATCGCTCGCTATCAAGAGAATATACGCTCATGCAAATTAGCTGATGGTATTGACTTATTAAGCGATGGGCGATACTTCTTAGCTTATCCTTCAAAGATCAATGACAAATCATATCAGTGGGAAGGTTCTAGCGATCCTTTCGATGGTGTTGTTCCATTTGAAATTCCTAATACATGGCTTTACGGTATGCAAGTTCGCAGGGCAATGCACAAAGAGCGCATACAATCAACAAGCGCAAACGACATTATTGAAGGCGGTAGAAATGACGCGCTGACAAGTTTAGCAGGTTCAATGCGTCATATCGGTATGACAGCCAAAGCAATCTTTGAAGCAATCAACGCTACTAACAACGAGCGTTGTTCACCTCCACTGCCACATTCTGAAATTGTGCAAATCGTCAATAGTGTTTGCAGATACGAGAGCGATACAGATTTAGCATTGACAATGGCGCTAGGTACTGAAAGCGCAAACTTACTATTAGCAAAGTACGCAGACAAAGACAGTGATTATTTCTTAACACAAGCGACTAGCTACATTTCACAGCCTAGCCCGATTAATTGGATTATTAGGCATTGGCTACCTTCTTACAGCGTGGCAATGCTGTTCGGTGAGTCAGGTGTAGGCAAATCATTCATTGCATTAGATATGGCCTGCTCAATAGCTACAGGAAAAGATTGGCACGGCATCAAAACAAAGCAAGGCAAAGTTGTGTATATGGCGGGTGAAGGCAATTATGGTATGCGTCAACGTATCGCATCATGGTGCAAAAAACATTCAATCTATGAATTAGATAATTTATATATTTCAAATCGTGCGATTGATTTAGATGATAAAAATGGTAATGCAGCGTTAAAAGTAATAGATGCAGTGCGCGAGATAACAGAAAATGACGTAAGTTTAGTGATTATCGACACACTGAATAATCATATGTTCGGTGATGAAAACAAAGCACAAGATACACGCGATATGATCATGAAAGCTAAAATCATAGGTGAAGAACTAAAAGCAACAGTCTGCTTTGTACATCACAGCGGTGTGTCAGAAGATGCAAAACATAGATTAAGAGGTTCAAGCGCGTGGAAAGGTGCGCTTGATACGTCAATTTTAGTCAAACGTGCAGGCTCAAAAGATGAAAACATGATAGGTGTTATCTGCGACAAAATGAAAGACGCTGAAAAGCCTCAAGACATTTATGGCTCGCTTGAATATGTAAATATCGGTTGGCGCGATGATGAAAACGAAGAAATTAAAGGCGCGTGTTTTGTTGTTGACGCTAGTTATGAACCAAAAAACATAGAGAAAAAAGATAGCAAAGTCGATTTATATTTCAAAGATTTTACAAGCGCATGGTTATCAGTCGGAAAACCATTAGACGATGAAGGATATCCTTGGATAACAAAATCAGCGCTAAAAGAGTATTTGATAAAGTCAAAAAGATACGCTAGTGATG